ATCAGCAGACAGCACTATTCTTGAGCTTATTTTGATTGACAAAGTTAGGCTATATAGAGTCATGAGGGCACAATTCGATAATCCGTCTATGGATATTGATAGGCCGTTAAACGAAATCACAAATAGACTAAATAAGAACCTTGATGCTTTAGGTGCTTTAAGAAAACAAAGATTAAAACAAGATGAAAAATTAACCGCAATTAGTATTGGTACGATTGCACAGCAATTTCACAAACAATTGCTCGATGGTGTTTTACAACAGGAAAGGGATGAAGCAGAAGAAGAAGAGAGACGCTTCTTAGAAAAAAAGAAACAAAGGGAAAGAGAATCATTAACTACCATCGACGCGGAATATGAGGTAGTTGACGATGGCGACAGAGAAGAAGAATAATGGACTTGGATTCATAGGAAGCAGTTCTACGCTCAATGAAGAACAAGCGAAGATGCTTGAATATTTCCATGCTAATCCAGATGTTGCAGCGGCAAGGTTGCTAGTTAGAAATGATAAGCCTTGTCGTCTTGCTGTGCATCAAAGATTAATTGTTAAGGGACTTTGGAAGCATCAATTTAACCTGCTTATTTTGACACGCGGCGGCGGCAAAACATTTCTATTAGCACTTTACTGTGTGTTGAAAGCGATGCTTTTCCCGCGTGAAAAATGTGTAATCGCTTCAAGCTCTTACCGTCAGTCTCAGTTTACATTTGACGAAGTGATTAAGTTCTATGACGAATCCCCGCTACTAAGACAAGCATGTGAAAAGCCGCCGAGCAAAGGGCCAAATAGCTGTGAAATGAATTTGGATAACGGCTCTAAGGTTATAGCTTACCCTCTTGGTGACGGCACGAAGATTCGTGGTGCTCGCGCAAACACACTGGTTCTAGATGAAGTAGCGCAAGTTCCAACTGACATTATCAATGTTGTTATCTTGCCAATGATGAACACGAAGCAAGACCCATTCGATACGACAGGAAGAAAAAACCACTTAGTTATGGCTAGTTCTGCTTATTTCCAGTTTAATCATCTGTATCAGAGATATCTTCAATATCAAGACAGGATTAATCCTAATTCGGCAGAATATGATCCTAACTACGGACTACATGTTTATACGGTAGATGATATGCCTCCCCATTGGATGGATGAAGCAGTCCTCAAAGAAGCTAGGGCTACACTTACAGAGCTTCAATATCAGATGGAGTATTTATGTCTTTTCCCGCCTGATTCGGATGGATTCTTCCCGGCTAACCTTATCAATGGAGCAAGAAAGCCCTCTGTGATAATCGAGCCAACTGGCGAAAAAGGCGCAAAGTATGTACTTGGTATTGACCCTGCTCGTAGCGGAGATAATTTTGCTCTAGTGGTTATTCGACTTGGATATCCAAATAAGGTGGTAGCTTGTTATTCGTTAAACAGGCAAACATTCCAGCAAATGCACGAATTTATTAGAGAGCAAATAAGAAATTATGAAAGCAACGGCGGAGAAGTTGTTCGCATTCAAATGGATAATGGCGGCGGAGGATCGACATTAAAAGACCTGCTTTCAGAAGAACACTCTTGGTACAATCCTGAAACTGAAAAATATACAGCAGAACCAGCAATTATTGATATGGAAGATGAGGAAATGCAGTATATGTCTGGTCGCCGCATTTTGAAAATGCAAGTGTTTTCTTCTAGCTCAGTCAATTCCATGAACTTTGATATGAGGTCTGATTTTGAGCATTTCAAGGTTATCATTCCTTCGCAAACACCTTCACACGAAGATGCCTATGAATCTATTTTTAAAGAGATAGATGAAATGATTAAAGAAACTATGACAATCGTGACAACGCCATTGACCAATGGCTTCATGAGATTTGATACGCCAAAACAACGCATGAAGAAAGACCGATACTCGGCTTTATTGCTTGCGTGTCAAGGGGCAAGAGAGCTTCAACGAGATTTAGCTGGACCACCAGTTCCAAAGTTGGCTAGGGGATTTGCCTCAACCTCATACTTGAATAGACAATCTAGATAGCATGGGGAATTTTTTAATATTTTTAGTAAATATAATATTATAGCGAAAGGAGGTAGTGGTTGCATGAGTGAAGATTTGAATCAGTCAAATGGCAATATCATTGAAACCAAGGATTTAGGAGAAGGAAGAAGACAGGTTACTTTCAGCATTCCAAATAGCGAATATCAAGGGCTATATAATTCACTAGCAGAAGCCGGGGTCAATATTGATGGGTACAAGCTTGGAAAAGGTAGCGTATTGAGCCGATTTGATCCAGTAACAAGAAGTTCTGTATTAGGATTTGAATACACTTCAAACGACTATCCATATACAGAAATTTTTAATACCTTGCCAAATAATCCGCATCAAAAAATTAAATTAGCCGTCGAACTATACTTTAAGGAGCCAATCGTTGGTGCTGTAGTTGATATGATGGTTGACTTTAGTTCAAGTGGATTTACTAATGAATGCGATGATGTCGAGATTAAAAAGATTTATGACAAATGGTGCCAAGAGCTTAATATCAATGATTTGCTTGAGAAAATCTTCTTAGAGTATTATCGCTCTGGAAATGTAACTGTCTATCGAAATAAAAATAACGCAAAAGTTAAAAAGAAAGTCAAGAACAAATTGACTAATGATGTTGATATTACGGAATACGAATTTCCATCTAGCTATACTATTTTAAATCCTATGAATGTGTATATAAATGGTAGTCTATTCTTTAGCAATATACTTGTTCAGTTGAAAGTAACAAATGAAATGCAATATATGTATAACAGCTTAACAGGTGATAGTCCTAATAATATCCTACCTGATATGCCAACTGATATATGGAAGGATAAGACTGGCGATATGTTCATGACACTCGATCCTAGTCTTACAACTAGAATAACAAGAAAGAAAATGGACTATGAAAGGTATGCTTCCCCATTTTTAGAAAGAGTCTTTGAGCCTGTTATGTACAAAGCTAAACTTCGTCTAATGGACATGGCTACTATCGAGGGACTTGTTAATCAGCTAGTTACTGTGACAGTTGGAGACAAAGACTTTCCTGCCACCGACGAAGATTTACAGGCTATTGCTCAATTATTCCAAACACCTAGTAAGGCTTACACAGTATTTTGGAACCATACATTACAAGTTAAGTTCCACAAGCCAGAAGGTATTGATACCTTAACTGCTGACAAGTACAAAGAGGTCAATGAAGATATTATGGCAGGTCTTGGAGTAAGCCGATCTTTGCTTGACGGCGGAGGCCAAGGAAGCGGAAGTAACTTTTCTAACTCATGGGTTTCCATTCTTTCTTTGATCGAGAGGCTGGAAAATGCCAGAAACAAGGTTAAGTACTGGCTAGAAAGTGAGTATAAACGAATTGCGGAAGAAAATGGATTTGAAACATATCCTAGTGTTCGTTTCAATAAAATGAATCTTCGTGAAGACACATATATTCGCGATGTATTGCTTGCCATGTATGACCGTGGATTGATAGATGAAGAAGATATTCTTATTGAAACTGGTCGTGATTATGAATCTGTAATTGACCAGAAGAAACGAAATAAAAAGAATTCAAGTCTATTTTTCCCACCAGAACAACCATTCCAAGGTGGACAAAGTGGTCCAAACAATGGTCGTCCTTCTGGACAGCCGGGAAAGAAAATGCCTAATCGCAAGCCTACTCCTGAGAAAAATAGCGGGAAAACACCGAAGCCGCGCAAGGCTACAGCATCAATACAGAGAGATGAAGAAGATTATGCAAACGAATTAATGAAACAATATTCATCAATAGAAGGCGAACTTGCGGCAATGTTAGATGGTCACAAGCATGAAGATGATAGAACAAGAAAAGTAATTGTTACTGCTACTATCATGTCGTTATTTAAGTCAATGTCAACCATTGGACAAAAATATATCGCTTCGTTATTTGATGATGAATTACTTAACTATTCAGAGTCTACTGAAATTGCTAAGGCAATAATTACAAAGTCTGATATCATTGAATGGAATAACAGCTATGTAACCAAACTTGCACACGATATTCAAGAATCTATCTCTGAATTAGTTAAGACAGGTGCATCTATTGAAGATGCAGTTTCTAGTGCGTTTAAATCCAATAAATACCGTGTTGAGCTTATGTCGAAATCAGCGACCGTAGAATCAGTAAGACAAGCTAGTATTATTGGTAATGAAGTAGCTGGTAGAACAACTGCTACTTGGATTTCGCATTTAGATGATAGAACTTGTGCAACATGCAGAGGTTTACATGGAAAACAATTTGCTTTAGCAGATATTCCAGAAAGACCACATGCAAATTGCAGATGTGGACTAGAGTTTAACTGAGCGGAAAAGGTGGTGAAAAAATGGAGAATAAAGAGCTATTAATTGCCCAAGGGTACAGCAGACTTGATGTTGAAGTTTTACTAGCAATGCAAGATATCCCACAACTTGATCCCGATCTAATGTTCGTTAAGTTTGTCATGTGTCATGAGGGTGTAAATGCAAATGGCGATACTTTTACCAAAGAAGTATTGAAAAATGCACAGGCTACCCCGCAGTACAAGCCTATTGATTGGGAGCATGGTCAACCAATGATTGGTCATATTCTTGGAAGTGAATACAAAGAAGATGCCCAAGGAGTAGGTTACATCGAAGCATCTGGTGTCATTTGGAAGTTTATTTATCCAGAACTATCTAGCCAAATTAAAACCAAAGCGTCAACTGGCGAGTTAAGACTTTCTATGGAATGCTATTATAAAGATGCAAATTATAGGGTTGGCGACCAGATTTTTGATACCCAACAAGCAGAGAAACTTGGAATCATTCCTTATGTTGGTAGAGAATATATGGGAAAGAAAGTTGCTAGGGTATTTAAAGAAGTTATATTCGGCGGAGTCGGTGTAGTAGCAAACCCAGCAGATAAGCAAGCTGTTTTCTTGGCAGTTGCTAAGGATTTAGGTCTTAAAAATGAAGAAGCAGGTCTACACCCTGTTAATGATTTTACTGCAAGAAACCATAGCAGTGATTCTAAAAACGCAGTTGCAGTTGCAAAGTATGTAAAAGCATTTGATAAGGCAAAAAGTTCTGTTGTTGCAAAATTTAACACAAAAACACTGAAAACAAAAGAGCAAGTTGTTGCAGAGGTTAGAAATTCAATTCAGACGCTATTATTGGAAGTTTCATCGATTAGTAATTCTTATTATTATAAAGGATTAGCAAGCACAGATGACAACTCTAAGGACGATCCAGAGCTTTATGAGTTAGCTGAAAAGGCTTTCGAGAATAGCATAGCATTAAATAGCGATGAACAAGAAGCATATTTATTAGCTATCCAAGAAGATTATGTCGTGTACGATATAATTGATTATTCTAATAATAGCGTAGTAACATTAAAAGCTTCGTTTGTTGCAAAGGATAATGAAGTTGAGATTGATTTTGCTAACGCTACTCAATTTGCCGAAAGGGAGGATAATGAGTCAATGGCAAAAGAAAAAACTGTTGTTGCTAGTGAAGTTGAAGCAGAGGTTAAAACAGATAAAGAGCTTAATGATATGTTAAGCGAAAATATGTATGTAAACAATCCAAAGGCCAAGAAAAGCGATGAAGATTCGGAAGACCTTAAAGACGGTGGAGAAGATGAAGAAACCGAAGATGACAAAGAGGATGCTCCGAAGAAGAAAAAAGCAAGCAATGAAGATGCTATGTCTCAGCTACAAGCTCAATTAGCAGAAGCACAAGCACAACTTGCTAAGTTTGAAGCTCGTTTTGCTGAAATGGAAGCCGACAAGGTTGTTGCAAGTCGCATTTCTGATCTTAAAGATGTAGGAATCGTATTTAGCGCTTCGCGTCTTGAAAAAGAAAAAGTAAAACTTCGCTCTATGGCAGAAGAAGCCTACGCTGACTATAAAGAACTTCTTGTAGAAGTCGCTGGTCTTGTAGACGATATCAAAAACAACCAACTAAATAGAGACAAAGTTTACACAGAAGCCGAAGAAGCTTTGCCGCCAGAAGGTCCAGCACCATCAGGTGGAAAGAAAGTATTCCCTGCTAAAGATGAAAGAGACAAAGTTTATACAGAAGCAGATAAGAAAATGTTTACCGATAACCAAGACGAACTGACTGAAACTTACACAGAAGCAGACGAAGAAGACGGTGACGGCGAAGCATCTGCAAGCGTAGAAATTGTTGTTGAAGGCGCAAGAGCTTCTAGTTTAAACACTGAGACACCTATTACTATCAATGGCAAAAAGCCATTTAGTCATTTGTCTCGCAGATAATCTATAACTTATTTATTTTATAAAAACAGGAGGAAAAAATACAATGATTAAAGAAGTTTTGAATGGACACTTAAATCCATACTTTGCCTCTAATGTTACTATGACAGCAGGTACATTGGTGAAGTATGACCCAGCAAATCCGGGCTATATTATTCCAGCCGGTCCTACCGACACTCCTTGTGGTATCCTTGCGCAAGATGTTATTTCTGGCAATGTTGACCTATACAAGCTTACTTCTGTAACAGCAAAAGCTCATGTAGGCGACAAAGTAGGTTTCTACTATGATGGCGGTGTATATATTACTGACCAGTTCAGCGGTAACATTACTCAGCCGGGAACACCGCTTTATGTTGGTACAGGCAGCATTCTTTCAACAGTAGCTACTTCTGGCGGCGCTGGTGTAATTGCTTTTGCTGAAACAACTGGTAACTCTGCTGTAAGTGGTTCTACTATCCGCTACAAGCTAGCTATTAACTAATTTTAAATTATAAAAATAACGGAGGTTAAAATAAATGGACTTCAAAATTTCATTGGCAAAAGATTATACAGCCGAAATTCCGACTAAGCTTTCTGCCGAACAAGTTAAAGATTTTGTGGCTGAGTTCAAAGCAACTGCTGATAATGAGAAGCTTCGTCAAGCATTCGCTGCTTCCCTAAGCATTCCTGTATTGAAGAATATCCCACCACAAACATCGGTTCGTAATATTTTCGCAGTCGATGTAATCCCTGCTGGTGCTTTAGCTGAGTACCCAATCGACTTGAACGATACTGAAACAGCAATCGTTATGCCGCGTCTAGGTGCTGTACCTCAAAACCTAGTAGTAGGCGACAGCTTGATCGTTCCTACATTCGAAGTTGCTAACTCGGTTGAGTGGAAAATTAGCTTCGTCCGCGACGGTCGTTTCAATATCGTAGAGCGTGCATTGGAAAAGTTGGCTCAAAGCTTTATTCGCGCAGAGGAAGCTGCTGGATGGGCTGTAATTCGTAACTCTGTTAGCGCTGCTAATACAGTATCGACAGCTTCTACTTCTCTTGACAAGAATGCTTTCAATGACTTGATTACATTCATGAGCAAGACTGGTTACACACCAACAGATATCTATGTATCTCCAAACCGTGCAAAAGATATCCGTACATGGACTTACACAACGCTTGATCCTTGGACTCAAAAAGAGATTTTCCAAGCTGGCGGACTGAATCAAATTTGGAATGTAGCATTACATGAGCTTCGTACATTGTCCGACCATGAAATCTACTTGTTTGACACAACTCGTTATGGTGTAATGCCAGTTCGTCAAGAATTGACTACATATGACGATCCAACTTCGATTCGTCGTCTACGCAATGGCGTTCTAGCTTGGGAAGAAATCGGATTTGCTTGTATTGATACTAAAGCGATTGCCTACATGACTATGTAATTATAAGATAATCATATTATAACCCATCCCCCCTCAATTTAAAATTGGGGGGATAGATGGGTTCTATTATTAAAGGAGAGGTATTTGAAAAATGGATTGGAATAAGAAAATTGCAGTTACAAATAAATCAGGAACAATTGTTCTTGCTGGCATTTTAGAGATTCCGCATGGAGCAGAGGATTTTTTGGTTGATCCATCTAGACACCCCGAAAGCACAATTAAGGCGCTGCAACTATTCGAACAACGCGGGACGATTACTGTTACAAATAATTATAAGGAAACTCCTGAAAAGATAAAAGATAGCTATTTGGTTAAAAAAGTTCAAACCGTATCGAGCGAAC